ATGGTTGCCGCCCGCCCTGAACCGACACGCGCACAGCTTGAACATGCCATGCGGGTATCTCGCTGCAGCAGCGACCTCGATGCAGCGCTGGCTTGTCCGGCGCTTGCTGTCGCATTGAAGAACACCGCGCTGGCGCTGGCAAGCAAGACAGGGGCCAACCAGGCAGAACACCCCCGCGTCCCAGAACTGTCCAGGCCCGCCGGCGACTTTCGCATGCGCGCCGCGAACGACCGCGATGAGATCGAAGTATGAAAAATGCAAAGCAACATGCCCTGCCATTCGCGGGCGAACTCATCATTGACAATTTTGCAGGCGGCGGTGGTACCAGTACCGGGCTGGAAGCCGCGTTCGGTCGCTCCGTGGACATCGCTATCAATCACGACCCCGAGGCGCTGGCGATGCACGCACTGAATCATCCTTACACCAAACACCTGTGTGAATCGGTTTGGGATGTCGATCCCATCGAAGTGACAGGAAATCAGCCCGTTGGCCTGGTGTGGCTTTCGCCGGACTGCAAGCATTTCAGCAAGGCCAAGGGCGGCACGCCCGTCAGCAAACAAATCAGGGGCCTGGCCTGGGTCGGGATGCGGTGGATTGCGCTAATAGACGAACTGATCGCGCAGCACGGCGACAACCCCGTAAGAGGCCCTGATGCCGCCCGTCTGGCCGCCGCCGTGCAACGACTCGACGAAACCACGGCCGCGCTGATGCTGGCTGTGCATGAGCGAGAGTAGCAGATGGAATACGCCGATTCCCTGCTGCTTACGCGTACCCAGCTTGCTGAACTGACCGGCACAGTACAACCGGCGCGCATGGTGGCATGGTTGGACGCCCGGCATTGGGTTTATGAACCCCCGCCACGACGCGGCGACATTCCGCGCGTGTCGCGTGTCTACTTCGAGGCTCGCATGTCTGGCCGCTACACCGTTGGCCGTCGCGTCGGCCCGCGTCTCGACTTCATGACGCCATGAACCGAAAGCGAAGCCGGCAGGACGGCCTGCCGTACCGAGTTTATGAGCGCAAGGGCGTCAAAACCTACTCCATCGGCTACAAGCTGCCTACTGGAAAGTGGTCTTTCCGCCTGAAATGCGCCATTTCTGACCGGGCAAAAATGGCCGAACTTCGCGCCGAGGCTATCCGCCGCGCCGGCGAGATCGGCCTGGGCCGCCCCGCCGAGGGTTCGGTAAACGCGCTGATCGACACGTGGCTGGCCTGGCAGGAAAGCCTGCCCCTGGATAGCCCGGATCGCCGCGCTGATTCGACGATGGCCGAGAACAGACGGGAAATTGTACGGCTGCGGGCGGCTTTCGGGCATATGGCGGTGGCGGACCTTATCAAGAAAGATGCTTACGACTACCTGGATGCATGCGTCGTCGCGCGCCGGCCAGCCAAAGGAAACAAGGAAATCGCATTGATGCGCCGCATTCTGGAACGCGGCGTACGCCTGAGCATGATCGTCAGCAATCCGTTCGATGATGTCGAGCGGAACGAGACTGTGCCGTATGAACGCTTGGTGACTGACGCCGAGATCGAACTGGCCGTGCGTGTCGGCCGGGAAATGGGCGGCCCGCAGTTGATCGTGGCCCTGGGCCTGAAAACAGCCTGGCTATGCTTGCGCCGTTCGGTGGAGGTGCGCGCGTTGACGCGCGAACAGATAACCGACGAGGGCATCCGATGGGTTGCGGCAAAGCGCCGCCGTGGTGCCTCGCCGCGCGTCGGCATCATCGAATGGAGTGCGGAATTGCGCAGCACCATCGATGAAGCATTGGCGATTGAACGCTACAGCACAGCCGGGGACTGGTACGTGTTTGGCAACCTACGGGGGCAACGGTATGAAAAAGGCGGCTGGAAAATCACTTTGGCGCGGTTGATGGCCGTATGCGAGGAACGCGCCAAAATCGAAGGCATTCCGTTCAAGCGTTTCAGCCTGCAAGACTGCCGCCCCAAGGGCGTCACGGACAAGATGGAACGCGGTGACGACGATGTGATAGATGCCACGCTGCACACCTCGGAGCGGATGGTGCGACAGACCTACGACCGCCGCCGCGTGCGCCGCGCAAAGCCTGCGCAGTAATGGCTATGGCGACTTCGAGGCACCGGCGATGAAGGCCGAAACAACCCGGTTCAATGCTTTCTTGTCGGCGACCGCCAGGCGTTCATATTCAGATTCACGTGCGAAAAACGGCCAGCCCGCTGTGGTTGCTGGCGGTTCCCTATGCTGGTTGAGCTCGCCCGATTTCAGGTACTTCGACCCTTCGCCAGTGACAAGCCACCAGGTATGCACGCCGAAGAATGCGGCCGCCCGCATGGCGTTTGTCGCTTCAAGCTGTTTGGTGGCCCCGGACATCCAGCTACTGACGGACGGTTGTTTTATGCCAACCGCACGCGCAAGGTCGGTAGGTCGCTTTTCGGGCTGTTCAGCAAAGAGTTCCGCGAGGCGGTCGGCGAGTGTGGGCATGATTAGTTGATCCTAACAGCAAAACAGTTAGATGTGCTTTACAAAAAAAAATAGATGTGGCTTAATTCGCGTGTCTAACTAAAGGGAGCGCATTCATGAACACGGAAACACAGAGCCCGGCCAAGCGGGGGCCGCGCGCCGGGACATTCCGCCGCCGCGCCAGCACGCAACCGCTACACCCGGATTCGGCACTGATCGACCGGCTTGGCGGCACGATGGCCGCCGCCGAATTCTTCGAGGTTAAGGGCGGTTCAGTCTCGCCATGGCGGTACACCGGAATCCCTCGCGCGCGGATGATGTATCTGCGCGCCGTGCGACCCGACCTTTTCGACACCGACGCCGCCACACCACATGAAACCGCACCCCAAGATGTGGCTACATGACGGCGTTGCACGCGGATACCGCGCGCCGCACACAGCAAGAACTCGGTTCCGGTCATCGGGCTGTTCATCTTCGCTTCCCCGGCTCGTCCATTCATCAACGGAATCTATTGTGCGGCGATGTGACTGCCGACGGTAGGCGTACTTTCGCAGGTGTTCGCCAATGAGGCCAACCAAACAAGTTTACCGCGCCCTGTTCCTTGCCTTGCAGGCCGACGCGAAGGATTACCCAGGCGGCATTCGTGCCATTGCCCAGGTGATGGGCATGAACGGCAACACGCTGGCTAATGGCCTGAACCCTGACCATGAGGCCCCGCCGCCGTCGTTCAGCTCCATTCTGGAAATCCTCACCGTGGCCCAGGCCAAGCGGGCGGTGTTCTCAATCGCGCAGCTTGTCGATCAGATTCCGATGGATTTCATCGCGGAACACCCCGAGCCCAAACAGGCCGTGGCCGCCTTTCTCGCACTGGTTTCATCGGCGTCGAAGACGCTGGATTCAGGATCAGTCGCTGCCAGCGATGGGCGTTTCTGCATTGACGAACGCCGACAGATGGAACCCCTGTTGCTGGGCCTGATGCGCGCCAGCGCGGATTTGCTGCAAGTCATTCGGAGCAAGGGGCTATGACCGACGAGTTCGACCGTGCCAGTGAGCGCGAACAGACCCACCGCGACCTCGCCTTGGCAGCAGCCCGCGCCGTCGCTGCGGCCATCCCCAAGGGTACGCCCGGCGAGTGCGACGGCTGCGGCGAATACTTCGCCCGGTTGGTGGGCGGACTGTGCGGTTTCTGCCGCGACGGAAGGACGCGCCCATGATGCCGTCCCGCCCCATCATCCGCCTTTCTTTTTTCGTGCCCGCGTCGCGGGTAGAAATCCCCGCACCCCCGGAAGGGCAGTGGCTTGCGGCGAGGGTTGCACGGTCGGAGACGCAATGGCCCGCGAATGTTGTTTTTTACAACCAGGCGGGGCCCCTGGCGCTGCGGCGGCGTTGCGGGCGTTAAGACCCGCCGAATTCCGCTAGGCAACAGGGCAGCAACATAGACAACCGCATATGACTTGGAAGAACTACGACGATGTGCTTTCACAACTCCGGGCTGCTGGCCTGGATGTGGATGTGTCGCGCTTCGAGGTCGGCACCGCGCACCCGATCCGCTGTCGCGAATTCAAAGGCGACAGGGAACGCAGGGGCTGGTACTGGCTGAACGAAATTTTGCTCGACGAGATCGGTCTCGACGGCAACGCCGCGAAAGAGCGTTACATCGTTGGCAGCTACGGCATCTATCGCGGCCGCGACAGTGGCAAGCAGAAAATCAGGCTGTCGCGGCGCGGCCCGGCAATGAGCGCCGAACAGGCGGCCGCAATGAAAGCGCGACACGCCGAGAACGTGAAACGCGCCAAGGCCATCCGCGCAGCGGAACAGGAGGTGGCCGCCCAGGTGGCCGCGCGAGCCTGGGCCAAGTATCTGCCCACCACCGCCACGCCGTCCGACTACCTGGCACGCAAGGGTGTGTCAGCCCACGGGCTGCGCTATTCGCCAGCGGGCAATGGCACGGTGGCCGTCCCCATGTGCGACGTCACCGGCAAGGTATGGGGCCTGCAGATCATTCGCGGCAAGAACCGGCGTGCCGGGGCTATGGAAAAAGAATACTGGCCGCGCGGCTTGAGCAAGACAGGGCACTACCATCTGATCGGCACGCCGCTGTATGTCATCCTGGTGGCCGAGGGGTACGCCACCGCCGCCACGCTGTTCGAGGCCACCGGCCTACCCACCGCCGTGGCATTTGATGCCGGCAACCTGATGCACGTGGCCCAGGCACTGCACAAGGCATACCCACGTGCCTACATCCTGGTTTGTGCCGATGACGACTATCTGACCGAAGGCAACCCAGGCGTCACCGCAGCGCAAAACGCGGCCGTGGCGGTGGGCGGGGGATGGGTGAAGCCGCAATTTCCCGCCGACCGCGCCGGCAAGAAGCTAACCGACTTCAACGACTTGCAGCATTTCCCGCAGGGTGGCACGCAGGTGGTGCGCGCGCAGATCGAGGAGGCCCTGGCTAAGTCTGGGCGTGACCTTGCGCCGGCGGGCAGGGCCAAATTGAAGGTGGCGCTGCCGCCCGGCGGCCTGGAATCCAACCAGGGGGAAGGGGAGCGCCGTGCCGAGGCCATCATGCACCTTGATGACCTGGTCGAGCGCTACATCCCAATCGATGACGGCACGGGTGACTACGTTTTCGATACATGGTCTAACAAGATCGCCAAGAAAACGCAGATGATTGCCTTGCTGCCCGCCGGCGTGCGGGCAGACGACATCAAGCTGAACACCTGGCGCGGCTGGCCGCGCCAGCCGAAGGCGGGAAGCTGCGAACTGCTGCTGGAACTGCTGGCCTACCTGTGCAGTGTCGAACCGAATCAGGACGAGGTCTACAACTGGCTGCTGTGCTGGATGGCGTACCCGTTGCAGAACCCCGGCGCCAAGATGTCCAGCGCGATCATCATGCACGGCCCCCAGGGCACCGGAAAGTCCACCGTGTTCCAGGCACTGGCCTGGATATACGGTACGGGCACAACACGGGACTACTCTACTGTGTTGAACCAGCGCGGCCTTGAAGACAAGTTCAATGCGGATTGGGCGGCCGACCGGCTTTACATCCTCGCCGAGGAAGTGGTGACACGCGCCGAAATGTGGCACATCAAGAATGAGTTAAAGGAACTCGTCACGGGCGCGCGCATCCGCGTGAACCCGAAACACACCGCCGCCTACACCCAGCGCAACCACATCAACATCGTGTACCTGTCGAATGAGGGCCAGCCGCTGCCGCTCGACAATGATGACCGTCGGCACCTAGTGGTCTACACGCCACCCGCGCAGCCCGAAGCGTTTTACGACCAGGTGCAGCAGGAGCTGCTCAATGGCGGATATGAGGCGTTCTACCACCACCTGCTGAACATCGACCTGTCGGACTTCCACCCTGCCAAACGCCCGCCGATGACGCTGGCGAAGCAAAAGCTAATCGACTTGTCGCTGCCGTCGGAAGCGATTTTCGTGCGCGAGTGGCAGGCCGGCCAGCTTGAAATCGAGGACAACCTGCCGCTGCCATTCTGCCCCTGCGGCGGGCGGCAGCTTTACACGGCCTACAAGAAATGGTGCGCCGCGACGGGTGTGGCGCGTCCGCGCGACGAAACACAGTTCATCGGCTACGTGGGCCGCCTGCCTGACTGGCAGGCAGGCAAGGCCGTCACCACACTGGAAAGCCTGAACAGCACCGCCTACAAGAGCCGCAAGATGGTCATCCCGAGCCTGCAAGCCCTGGCCGATGCCCAAGCCGCTGGTGCCGCGACCGTCAGCGACGGCGGCGGCAGCAAGCCGCGCGGGCGCTGGTTGACCGAATGTTTTTTCGCGTTCAGCAACGCGCTGGGGGGCGGGTCATGACATTACGCCTATTACGCCGCCATATTACGCCTGAAATGGCGGTAGGCGGCAACATGACTCATGTTACGCCTGTTACCGCCAGCGCGCCCACGCGACACGAAAAACAAAATCCGCCTTATCAATCTATTTTTATCGCTTCACGTAATGCGCGAAACCCCGTCACAGGCGTAATATTAGTCATTAAGCTGCTTTCAGAAGGTTTTGAAGTAATAAACGGCGTAACGTGCCGTAATAAAGACCATTCCAGGGAAATTTCCGCATGACCCTGGAAACCAAAGCCGCTTTTGCTCGCCGCATCGGCGTCAACAAATCCACCATCACCCGAGCCGCACAGGCGGGTCGGCTGGTCATGGTCGGGAATCAGGTGGACATCGAGGCCAGCTTGGCACGCTGGCATGCCACCGCAGGCGGGCGCACCGACCTGACCGAAAAATACGCCCGCCAGCGCGGAAAAACCATACCGCATATACCTACCCCTACCCAAGGCCAAGAAAACGCCGCTACGGGCGTTTTTGGCCCCCTGGCGGGCATGCTTGCGGGGATGGTTGTGCCGCAACTCGACGCGCAACCCGAAGTGGATGGTGCCGACACCGGCGAGGGCCGCACGGCCTGGAAGACGATGGCGCTGCGCTACGAGAACGAGACGATCAAGCTGGAAATGGCGCTGCGCCGCCATCTGCGTTATCCGCTGGAAGATGTGCGGCGCGAATCGCAGGCGCTGGGGATGATGCTGCGTGCCGGCGTCGAACGCCTGATTGACCAGACAGCGCCACGCCTGGCTGCCACGCCCAGCGCCACCGACCGCGAAGCCCTGCTGCGTGCCGAATGCGCAGCCCTGACCCGTGCCTTCCGTGCCGAATTCAAGCGGGCGCTGCGCCGTCTGCGCCAGCCCAAGGGGACGAACTGATGGCAACCCTTGCCGACCTGCAAGCCGAGCGCGAAAAACTGCGCGCGCTCACCGCGAAGTCCGAATACGAAGCGGCCTACGCCGAAACGGCTGGCCGCCGCGAGGTAATGCTGGCCGCCGCCGCCGTGCGCCGTACCGTCGATGCCGCGCTTGCCGACCTGCCCCGGATGCTGGCCCAGGCCATCCAGGGCGAGGCCGACGAAACCCGCACGCACTACCTGCTGACCGACACCGCGCACATGGTGCTGACAAGCGCCGGCGAGAATGCCGCGCGCGCCAGCCAGGCACTGCCGGACGCTGCCGAGCGTTTCCGTCGTGGCGCGCAGCCGCGCGACCTGCTCACCGTCAGCCAATGGGCCGACCGGCACCGCTGGCTGCGTTCCGGCACGAACGCGCCCGGCCGCTGGAACACCGCGCTGACGCCCTACCTGCGTGAGATCATGGATGCGCTGTCGGAACATAGCCCAGTGCGCACCGTGTCCTTTGCGAAGTCGTCGGGTGTGGGCGGTTCCGAGGTGCTGATGAACTGGATCGGCTACATCATGCAGCACCTGCAAAACAAGGACATGCTGGTGGTGCTGCCGACGCTCGAACTGCGCGACCGCAGCTTCAACCCGCGCATGTCCAAGATGCTGGCCGAAACCGACGTGCTGACGGGCATCACATCGCGCGCCAGCCGCGACAAAGCCAACCGGGGCGACGTGGTCGAGTACGGTGCCCACGCCCGCATCATCCGCTCGGGCGCGAACAGCCCGGATTCCCTGCGCGCCGATCACATCCCCTACGTGGGCTGCGACGAGGTCAGCGCCTTCCCGTGGGATGTCGGCGGCGAGGGCGACCCCATGACGCTGATCGACAACCGTCAGCGCACCTACAGCCGCGCGAAGTCGTACTTCATCAGCACGCCCACCGTGGCGGGCCGCTGCCGCATCACGCTGCTGTTTAGCCGTGGCGACCAGCGCCGCTACCACGTGCCATGCCCGCATTGCGGCCAACTGCAACACCTGGAATTCGACCGTACCGGCACCGCCGCGCACGGCCTGAAATGGCGCGCCGCGCCCACCGTGGACGAAGAAACCGGCGAAGTGCTGCGCCCGCAAGTGCTGTCGGCCTGGTACGTGTGCAAGCACTGCAAGAACGAAATCAGCGAGACGCACAAGACGGCGATGCTGTCCGGCGGCCAGTGGATCGCCACGCGCCCGTCCATCAAGCGCCATCGCAGCTACCACATCAACGTGCTGTACGCGCCCGTGGGTCTGGGCGTGTCGTGGAAAGACGTGGCGCAAAAGTGGCTGGACAGCCAGGGCGATACCGCCGAAATGAAGGCGTTCGTGAACACCTACCTGGGCGAAGCCTGGGCCGAACAGGGTGACAGCATTGAGGATATTTCCCTGATTTCCCGGCTGGAAGACTACGACCCCGACACTATCGCCTTGCGCCTGCGCAGCGCCGGCGTCGATGTGCAGAAGAACCGACTGGAAGCCAGCTATGTGGGCTGGGGCGAGAAGGAAGAAGCCTGGCTCATCGACCACGTCATTATCCCCGGCGACACGGCGCAGCCCGAAGTATGGCAAGCCCTGGCCGAGTCCATGCGCGAGCACCGTATCCAGCACGCCATCGTCGACGCTGGCTACAACACCAGCATGGTGCATGCCTTCTGCGCAGCGAACCGTTACGCCGTCGCCGGCAAGGGTATCGCTGGCCCGGCCAGGCCATTGGTCGAAGATGAGGTCAAGCGCCGCCAGCGGATGCGCAAGCGCCTGAAAAAGCAGCACGCCGTCGAACCCATTGGCGTGGATCAGGCCAAGGCGCTGCTGTACGCCCGCCTGAAACTGGAAAAACCCGGCCCCGGCTACATCCATTTCCCCAGGGAATCGGCGTTCGATGACGAGTATTTCGCGCAGCTTGCCGCCGAAAAGCTGGTCACGAAGGTGCGCGGCACCCGCCCGTTCTCGGAATGGGTGCAGATCCGCGCGCGCAACGAAGCGCTGGACTGCCTGGTGTACGCCACCGCCGCCATGCGCTTATCGCGCGTAAACCTCTCGGCACCGCCACCACCAGCCGACACCAGCACACCAGCAGCCCCGCGCCGCCCCGCCCGCCGCCGCGTCATCAGCAGCGCCCTGGCCCGATGAACACCGGAACACGAAAGAGCACCACCGCCATGTCGAACAACAGGATAGCCGCGAGCCAACGGAACACCGTACTGGATGACCTCGCCGCCGAAATCGGCCTGCGCGCCACGGTGCTGCTGGCCGCGTGGTGGGGGGGCAAGAACATCGTCGTGCCGACTACCCGGCCCGAGCGCAGCGTGATCGCCAAAGTGATCGGCGAGCATGCCGCGCGCCGGCTGTCGGCTGCATACGCTGGGGAACAGATTTTTATCCCTCGCCTGAACTGGTTCGAGGAAGTGCGCAAGGCCCGCCAGGTCTACAACCTGCGCGCCCGTGGTTTCGGCATCGACGAGATCGCGCAGATCATGGTGCTGACCCGCCGCGAGGTCGAGGACATGGCCGACGTAGGCCGCTTTGCCACCGAAGCCGTCGCACTGGAACGCGGCGGGCGGCGCGGCCCGCTGCTCTACGACCTGGAACCGCCCAAGATTCGCGGCGGGCAGGGAGGCCAGCCCACGAAGCGCCAGCGCGCTGTGCACGTCACCAAGCAAGCATGACCGGATTTCAACCCCTGCGGCGCAGCCGGGCGTCGCGCATTGGAGAAACTCATGGCAAACCCCGCATTTGAAGAAGCCCAAAAAGAATCCGAACTGATCGAGGAACTGACCCGCATCGTGGATCAGCAGGTGTACGGCGAAATGGATTGGGTG